TTAATTTAAAATATTTTGCTTGGGGAGATGGAGGAGGATTCAATGTAAATCCTAGTCAGTCTCAACAGAACTTAGTAAATGAAGTATATAGGCAGAGTATAACGTCTTTGTATATTAACAGCAATGTGGCTATATGGTTAGAGATTTTAACCATAGTTCCAGCCAGTGTTGGGGGTTTTTATATAAGAGAGGTAGGGATATTTACAGACAATAATGAATTGTTCTGTGTAGCAGCACATCCAGAGGTATATAAGAATATACCCAGTGAAGGAGCTGTTTATGATTTTAGGGAAAAATTATTAATAGAGATAGTAAATTTACCAGAGGTAACAATAAATTTAAGTGCTTCTACTGTTTATGTAACTCAGGACGACTTACAAATACATAAACACAATGCTTCGGGGCTTAATCCTACTAAAATATTATTAACCTCTGGGGCGGAAGTTCAAGGTCTTCTTCCCACTAATATGTTAGCAGAACCCATTATACTAACGGACGGTTCCGTAGCTATGGCAGGAAATTTAAATCTTAACAATAACAATATAATAAATATGAATAATCCATCTAATCCTCAAGATGCTATGACTAAGGGATATGCCGATGGAACTTATGCTGGAATAGCAGGATTATCTACTCAATCTTTTAGTGCCTCTGATGGAGCTACTGGAAAACAAGTAGTTAATATAAGTCAATTCCCTAGTTCTTTCACAACAGACGGATATTGTACTTTGCCTAATGGTTTAATAATGCAATGGGGATTTAACTCTGGTACTATATCAGAAGGTTCTTATCCGATAACTTTCCCACAGGCATTTCCTACAGCCTGTTTAAACATTACAGGAACTTTGAGTAACAGTATAGCCGATGTTACTGCTGACATGATACTACAAGTAGTATCACTGTCAACTACAGGAGCCACTTTATTTGCTCAACACCCTTCTGGGGGAGGTTCTGGAAATCCAAACGGATTCTATTGGTTTGCAATTGGACATTAATATAGGAGATACGATATGAGTATGTTAAGTAAATATATATCTGAAAGTGAATTTACTGTAACTCAAGTTAGAGGAGTTAATAATTCACTTCCTGTGGGTACTATTAAAAATAATGCTATAATCTTATGTGAGAATTACTTGGATATTATAAGGGCTTATTATAATAAACCTTTGATAATAACATCTGGATACAGAAGTCCTGAAGTTAATAAAGCAGTTGGTGGTTCTATAACTCCTCCTTCTAAACACATGGGAGGGAATGCTACTGATTTTCATGTGATAGGGATATCCTTACAACAATTATTTAATGATATAGCTTTAGGGAATATTAAACAATCTAACGGAAAACCTTTGATGGATATAGTAGACCAAGTTATATTTGAAAATCCATCTAATCCTTGGGTGCACATAGGAAGATGTAGCGGTGCTCCTAGAAAACAAAAAATGAAAGCCATTTTTAATAAAGAAGGAAAACCAATATATTCTAATGTCAAAAAGATTTAATAGAATCCACCTCCGACAACCCTTTTATGAGCTGTGATTTTTTCATAGCTCTTTTCTTTTATGTTGGTATTGACATTTATAATCTCTTATGGTAAAATGGTATTAAATAGTAATAATAGGTAGAGTTATGTTAATACCAGATTTTATTTTTGAACCAGAGGATATAGAGTATTTAAAGGAAGAAGATATTTTTATGGGGGAATATCCCCATAAAAAAAGTGGTACTACTTATTTTAAATTAAATGAGTACCGATTTGATAGATTGATAGATATAATTTATGATAATCCAATGTTTAAGGATAAAGACAAAACTGATATTGAATTTGATTTAAGGATATTATCACACTTGTTTACTGATTTAGTATCGGGTGCTGTATCTAAGGAACTTTTAATATTGGGTATAATTGGATATATTTCCAAGATTAAAGTCGGAACTTGCTTGAAATTGCGTATAGTTGCTTATATTTCCTAAATTGAAATCTTGGTTTGTATGTAATCATTCTTCATTGTGTTCTATTCATATAGATTTAGGATTGAGAAAAGATAAAGCTGGTATATGTATGTCTCATGTGTCTGATTTGATAAATGAATTGACTGTAAATGAGAAT